CACCTCCAGTCGCGGTAGTTAAATTACCCATGACATTCACAACTGGCCCCGCTGCCATGGCTAATCCGCCCATGCGCACAATGTTTTTCTGCGTAGATTCGTCTAATTCGCCGAATTCACGGGCTAGGTCTGTTGCACCTTCAATCATATCAGTGAATACAGGCAATAAAGTTTCAGACAAGACAATTCCAGCTTCTTCTAAAGCAGAACGAAACTCACGTAACGATCCTTTTCCGTTATCTTCCATTGTTTCAGCCATGTCGGATGCGGCGCCTTCTGCATCATTTAATTCACCGGTATAATTATTAAGTTCATCCGCACCGCGATCAAGTAGTGCAGACCAGCCGGCTGTCGATTCGCTGCCAAAAATTGTTGCTAGTGCCGCTGCACGGGCATCGGATTCCATGCCTTGCAAACCATCATTCAATTCAGATATAACTCCTGGCATAGATTTCATGTTGCCTTCAGCGTCAAATACGTTTATGCCTAATTCTTCAATCAAATCGGCCGCTTCGCCCGTCGGATTTGATAGGCGCAACATACCTTGTCGAAGCTGCCTGCCCGCCTGTTGGCCTTGTATCAGTTTGTTATCGTAAAGGCTTTTTATCCTCTACTTCTTATAGTTTCCTATAAGCTCAGCATACATTTTCAACCAATAAAAAAGACAACCTTTATTGGTTGCCGGAGACTCGTGGGGATATTTTTGCTCTCTTAACGCTCAATCCCTATGCGTTACAAGGACTTATGATGTAAGCCCTCACGGTGTTAGCTTATTTATATATACTCGAATTTCATTTTTTTGTAGGTTTTGTTCTCTTGATTACACACTTTATATATTCCTTTTTCCGTCCCATTAATATCTTTTGCACATTCTTTTACAGAATCGTACATTTTACCGGTGTCAATGCATAACACTCTTTTTCTTGGCTTGGCAACTTTGTTACCTTCTTCAAAGCGACCATCACCTTTCTTGGTTTTTACTTTTCTAGTTCCTTCACCGGCAGTCCGATTCCAACCATTTAGGAATGTGTCAAATTTTTCAATATAAAACTCTTCCTTCTTTTTCGCTTCCTCTATGGTTAATCCCTCTTCAAGTATTAAGAAGGTGTAAGTTTTATCTAATTTCCTTCTATAAGTGTGTTCCCATTTCCTCCTTTGGAAATTTACGGTTTTACCTACATAAAAAACTTTTTCTCCTTGTTTAATAATATAAACAGTATACATAAACTTAGCCTCTCTTCGTCTTATGATATACATATATTATACCATAAAACTATGCACTCAGTACACCGTTTTTCCCCGGTTTTTCATAGGTGATTACTCACCTAAGCGGCATTTCTACCTGCATCGGACATTAATCCCACGGCCGCTGTTACATCTTCAAACCTAACGCCTAACGTTGCGGCGACTGGCGCGACATACTGCATAGCACCGCCTAATTGTTCGACGCTTGTATTGGCGGTTGACGCACCTTTTGCAAGCACATCTGAAACACGTCCAGCTTCTTCTGCTTCCATACCAAAACCACTGATAATATTAGAAGCAATATCAGCCGCTCGTCCTAAATCCATGTTGGCTGATGCAGCTAAATCAAGCAATCCCGGCATGGCTTCTGTAATCTCATTAACTTCAAAGCCTGCACGCGCTAAAAACTCCATACCACTCGCTGCTTCCGTTGCTGAAAATCGAGTCGTGCTTCCCATTTCACGCGCCTGTTCTTCCAGAACTCCCATCTCGTCACTAGTTGCACCAGAAACAGCCTGGACTTGGCTCATACCTTCTTCGAAATCCATACCGACTTTAATCGCTGCACCCGCTACACCTAACAGCGGCATTGTAACGCTCATGGACATTGTTCTCCCGGCACTTGCCATGCCACGACCGACTGTTTGCATACGCTGTCCGGCGGTGTCCATATTGCGACTAAGTCTCCGCCACGGATCCGTTTGATCTTTAATCGCTTCTGTGACTTGTTCAAGTTGCCGTTCTGTCCTCCGCATTTGTGCGGTTGCGTTGTTATATTGACGTCTTAAATTTTGCGTCTGTTTAGAATCCTCGCCTTTAACCCGTGCCGATTCCCGGTAACGTCTATACAATTCGCGCACACGTTGTTGTTGCGTCTTATACGTGCGGTTTAAAATATCTGACTGCTGACGCAAACCTTTCAAACTATTTGAATATTGCCGGCCAGCTGACCTAGCGGCATTCATTTCTGATTTTAGTCCTTTTAAATCATCACGAAAACCAGTCAGCGATCGTTTCGCACCGTTGTCTTCCCATGACAGCCGCGTTCTTAAATTGCCGACATCCCTTTGTGCCATATTCTCACCTGCCTTTTAGAACACATCATTGATGTATTCCTTGACCTCTGGCTTGCTTTGTTCGCTCAGTAAATCACTGAAAAAATGTATATCGAGTTCATCAACTTCATTCATCGACCATTTTCTTGCATTCGGCGATTGCGGAAACATTAATTGCTTGTACAAACGTTTAAGGGAAGTGTACATTTCCCTGAATGTCACTTCCCCTTTCCGTTTCCCTTATCAGATTCCTTTTTTAAATCGCTTGGCTTGACTCCGAATATCGCTTCAAGCATTTTTTGGTCAAAATATTCCTTACTGCAACCATCATAAAGTTGATCTAATGTAAATTGATTTTTAAATACAATGTCAGTCATAATAGATAGAATTTCATTATCTTCTTCAAGTTGTTCTTTTAAAGGCAGAGGTTCTTTGCGTTCCTCTGCCCTTGCTTCAATTTCAAGATATTTTCGTTTAGCACTCATTGGCACAAACGGAGTGGTGAATGTTTTTAGTTCTCCGTCAATTAATAGTTCTATTTGCATATGTCAGCCTCCTATACTGCTGGAGCCCAGTCGGGATCAACAACATCATTAAACCATTCATCAAAGATTTTTGGATCGGTTACGCTGTCATCGCCGTCCCACAGCGCAGCCTCACGTAAACCGTCGTTCAAGCGCCCAATTGATGTACCCGTGAGAGTCGGATTGTTGAATTCAGGTGTCTCTTGTTTTGTTGCGTACGTGGATTCGCCCACCGAAAACTGAACGCGATACAACCACACATATTTAAACCCGCCGCGTGCATCATTTGCTTTAAATCCAAATGCTACGTATGGTGCTTCGTCATTATCCCCTTCAACAAGCAAACCGTTATCAGCGATTGTTTTGCCTAACAGATCGGCTTCTACTTCTTTTGGTAATTCAGTAACGTTAAGCGTGATGGTTGCCGGCGCTTTAGAAGACGCCGTATAAAGTACATTGTTATTACCGCGTAAATTCGCAGTGTTTACTGTACGCTGAATGCCCACATCCATAGCAGGTGCGATTGGTTTCACTTCACCATATGTGGTGCTGTCTTGATCTTCTGATTCGATTTTTGCATAATGCAAGTCTAATAGACCGTATGTTGCCATTTAAATTCCTCCTTTAAATAATAAAAACACTCTATCGCGTGTAACTAAATCTCAATGTTTTCCTAAAAATATCTGTGTCTTCAATATAGTTTCCCGATCCTTCTTGAACCTTCATAAAATCAGCATCAATCATTCGTTGTTTGACATCTTGGACTAAATTCGTAAAATCCCCTTTTGAAAATATGTCGATTTGGACTGTCACGTTTTCGCGTCGTTCTCGATTATCAGCGTGTGTGAGTGGACTGCCCCAGCAGTTAAAAACGATGTATTCCGGATTGTTTCCGGTATACGTCATGTAAGCAACAGGCACTCCAGTCGGGGTTAATGTTTCTAAGATCAATTGATTCACATTCCCAACCTCCTTTGCAACACTTTAACCTGTGCATCCAACATTTGATTCAAAGCGTTTTGATAGGCTAAAGATGCAAATGGTTTTGGTGGTATAAAACGGCCTGCACGAACATTAAAGTAACCAAATTCATGGAAATATAGATAAAATCCAGGCTGTTGTTTACCGCCTTGCGTCCCCACAAACACCTCGCCGTTTTTGGGGTCGGTTCTTGTCAATGATTCTTGGGCTTCGCCCGATCTCCGCGTTAAACCGTGTGCGTATACTTCGTTTTCCATTCTCTTTAGTAAAACGTCACCAGCTTCTTTCAGAGCTTCATCGCGTGTTTCCTCGCTAATATCTCGTTCAATCTGTTCTATTTCTTGTATAAGTTGATCAAAACCGTCGAACTCAAGTTCC